ACCCGCAGCTCGCGGGTGACATCGTTCAGCGCCAGGCCCTGGTCTGCGAGTTGTGTCAGTCGAGGCAGCAGCTGAGCGATACGATCGACGAACGCCGATGCGCTGGCGACCGTATTGGCTCCGCGGCTCAGGTCCGCGAGCTGCGCCAGATTCTGCCAACCGTGGCGTACCAGCCGCCGCGCGGCCCAGAGCGTGCCGAACGGGCGGGTCAACCGCGCCCAGACCAGGGCGAACACCACGCCCAAGGCAGTGGACAGGGCAATATCGGCGAACAGTTGAAAATCCGCCTGGTAGGCACTCTGGATGGTGATGCTGGAGATCGTCTGGACCGCCACCAGGATCACCGTTCCGGCATGCTGCGGACGACCGGCGAGCGTACCGAGCAGCAGCAACGGTCCGGCGAGCAGCGTGGCCAGGCTGCCGAAGTCGTGCACGTTGGGCATCAGCGCGAACAGGTAGATGCCGGCGGCGCTGATTGAGACCAGTGTGGCGGCCAGAAACGACCTGATGAATGGCGCCGGGTTGTCCTGACTGGCGAAGAAGCAACCCGCCACGGCGGCAATGAACACGCCGCTGTAGCCGTGCTGCCAGCCGGAAACGAACCACAGCATGCTCAGGCAGAACACCGACAGCGCCACGGAAGCAGCGGTGAACCCCTGCAGGCCGTAATCATGATGGCGCCGGCCGCCGGCCAGCTGCTGGGCGTGATAGCGCAGCGCCGGGAGCCTGTCGGCACGCTCGGCGGCAAATTGCTGCCGCAGCGCCAGGCAGTCCTGCCAGAGGTCGAGCAGCGCGCGCAGTTGGCGCAAGGCGCCGTCGATGGCCAGCGCCTGTGCCGGATGGGCCGCACTCAGCCACGTGCCTAGCTGCAGGCTGCGCTCACGCAACTGGTCGGCGTCGCTGGACGGCGCATCGCCCTGAATCCAGCGATCCACCGCCTGCAGGTATTCCTCCAGTTCCGGCAGCAGGCCGTGCGGCTCCCGCTGCAACCGGTGCAGCGAGTCCGCGGTGGAAATCAGCTGCGGCATCAGCATGGCCATGCGTGCACGGAATTCACGCGCCTGGACGGTCGAGCTGTAGCTGCGGCTGTCGTAGTCGAGGTGCGTGAGCATGCCGTCCAGACCCATGACGTCTACCAGCAGTGCGTTAAGCGCCCGCTGGTCGGCTTCGCCCAGATGCCGCGCGTTGAGCATGCGGCTGGCCGCAGCTCGGCCGTCGCGCAGCAGCGCGTCCATCTTTGCACTCAGCGTCGGCGCGATACGGCTGGGAAACAGCACCGAATTGACGACGCTGGCGCAAACGATGCCGAGCAGGATTTCCTCAGAGCGTGCGAGCGCGACATCGAAGATGGTCGCGGGATGATTGACCTCGGCCAGGCTGATCAGCGGCACCGTGTAGGCCGCCAGCAGAAAGATGTAGCTGCGCGGCGAGCGATCCAGCAGCGAGAGGTAGAGCAGGGCGCCGATCCACAGCGACATCGTCAGGCTCAGCATGATCGGCTGCTGGGCAAAGGCTGGCAGCAGCACGACCGACGCGGCGGCGCCGAGCAGCGTGCCCAGGGCTCGGTAGATCCCCTTAGAGCGTGTCGCGCCGGACAACGGGTGCGACACGACATATACGGAGGCCATCGCCCAGTACGGGTTGTCCAGTGGTATCGCCAGTGCGATGTACAGCGCCATCAGGGCGGCAATCAGCGCCTTGGCCGAGAACAGCCATTCGCGCCAGGTTGGCATGGTCATAGGCGTATTGTTCGAGAGGCGTGGGCCAAGGGCGGGAGAGGGCGGCCGGCACGCGTTGACGTGACATTTAACGACATCCACATGTGACAAATTGAACAAGCAACAGGACAATCAGCGCACTTTCGTTGTTTCGAGTTCTGGGCCGCCCATGAGCAGACGCATTCCCAATTACGCGCTGTACGGCCAGGCCGCGTTGCCGGCGTGGCAGGATCTGCTGCATCTGGAGTGGATCAGTGACCGCGGCGACATGCATCAGCGCGAAATCCGGCCCCATCAGCACGATGCGTTGCTGCAGGTCGTCTATGTGCGCAACGGCCAGGGCGAGGTATCGCTGGAGAACAGTCGCATGGCGTTCCATGCGCCGTGCCTGATCCTGCTGCCGCAACGCACCGTGCATGCGTTTCGCTATAGCGCGGAGACCGATGGTCCGGTCATCACGGCAGCGCAACGGCCGCTGGAGTCCATGGCACGTATTCTCTCCAGCGATCTGCTGGCAATGATGCAGCGTCCGGTGGTGATTCCCTTGCCTTGGATTGCGGATGGCACGGAACCCATCTGGCCACTGATTCAGCTGATTCAGAACGAAGCGCAAGGCCAGGAACGCGACAACGTGGCGGCCGGCCATGCCTTGCTGATCGCCTTGCTGGTACAGATCACACGGCTCAATCAGCCGACCCTGACCGCAAGGCCGGCCAACGGCAGACGCTCGGCATTGCTCGGTCAATTCCGCGAACTGATCGATCAGCACTTCAAGCAGCATTGGCCGCTCGCGCGGTATGCCGAAGCGCTGGGCATCACGCCGGCCACGCTGGGCAGAGCCTGCCGCGAAGAACTCGGCGAATCGCCGACAGCCGTCATCAACGAACGCATCGTGCGCGAAGCACAACGACAGCTTGCATATACCGCATTGGACATCCAGCAGATCGCCCATGACCTAGGCTACGCCGACGCTGCGTATTTCAGCCGATTCTTCAGAAAGCAGGCTGGCCTCAAACCCAGCGAATTTCGCGCAGCATTCCGCGGACGAGCGTGAATGCAATTGAGGCGGGTGCAATCGGCGCGTCAACTGCAGGGTCGACGAGCGATAAAAGTGACTGGCCGAGCACCTGCAGGAATATCATGTGAGTTCGCATAATCGGTAACGTTACGTTTAATCGTGTCGGGATGATGGTTGGCGGTCCCGGCGCGATTTAATGTAACGTTGGTTATGCGCTGCGCTCCCGTTCCACTCGAAATCCCGCTTCACCTGGTTAAACAGGCACGCCTCCACGCGGCTGGTCGAGGTCCTAGCGACCTGGAAGCCGTACTTCACGTTCTGAATGATTACCCTAGGTTGTTCGCTGAGCTCCGGGAGCTTCGCCGCCGTGTTGCTCAGCTAGACGACGAGGGCGCCGCTCTGGACGCCCGTTTAACCGCGTTGCAGGAAGCCTGCAGGGCTATTTTGGAGCTTTAGACCCACTGCCTTTCCCTGACGCGCCATTCTGTTTCGCTTACGCCTGGCTCGTTCATTCTTTTGCAAGCGTCTTCGGCTCTCTTTTTTGATCCGTAGTCGCCTGTTTTGTCGTCGTGCCAATGCGTGCCGTTTGCATCCTCGTACCTGAATTGCAGCACGTAACGGCGCTTTGTCGATCCCGCTTTCGTTGCTTTGACCTTTGCCTTGGCCAGCTCTTTAGCCATAGCGTCACGTTCTGCTTCGGCCATCTCTACCCGCCGTATCAGCACACTATCGGCCTCCTGGATCATGCGCGCCTGCTCCACGATTGTCCGGGCGCGTTTTTTCGATTCCGCCTCAAGCTCCTCGATCCTCTCCAGTGCTTTCGCCAGCTCGGCGCGAAGATCCTCTGCAACTTGCTTGTGCATGCTATCAGCAACGTTACTTTTAAGCCTTTCACGGTATGCGCGCTGTTTCTCCGCTGGCGTCATGGCTTTGCCTGTCGCTGGCCGACCGCGACGCTTCTTGGCTGGCTGCTCGTCCAGGGGGAGGGCTTGAGTTTGCTGGTCTGCTGGGTCGATCATGGTGGTTGGTCCGTTTCGTTGTCCGTGCTGTAATTATAGTAACGTTACCGTAAATAGGCTAATTGCATGTTTCTATCATTCCCGCCTGCACGATAGATAGGGTAACGTTACCTTAATTCAGCCTCGACCTCGCCGCTCGCGGCGGTTAGTCGCCTGCCCTGCCTCCTGTCGTGCTGCATAGCGCCTGCGACGATACCCCCGAAGGGGCCGCAACCATCGACCCACAAAAAAGCCCCCGACGGCCTCAACGGCTCGCCAGGGGCTCTTCGCGATCCTCGCTCTACTGTCCAGCTACCAACCCAACCCGCGCCCCGATCTGCCCAGCTGGAACCGCTCCGGGCGTCTCTCTGCCGCTCTCCCAGGATCATCAGCACCGCTGACGGTTAGGTCACGAAGTTGCTCGGTTTTAGCAGCGCTTTTCAGCTGGTCGGCGGTGGGGGTGCTGTTACACCCCCACTTTGGTATGGATTCCCGTACTACTGCCCGTTTTCTTTCTGCACGCACCCAAAGTTGAGCGGTGCTTCTGCCGGGTTCAATGGCGGTTCTTTCCCGAGCGCCTGCATCGCCTCTGCGTTGATCTTCCACGCTGCTGTTCTGCATTCCTGCTCTGTCGGGTAGCTTGCCACCTCGACCTGCGGCGCGCCCAACGCATGAGCTATCCATAGCACCCACTCGATCATCCGGCCTTCCTTAGCGCTTCCTGCTCGATGCTCATCAGCACGCCCCGCATCGCGATCTTCGCTTGCTCGCGCATGTCCTCGGGGAGCATCTCTAGTCGGCGCCACATCGCCCTGAATTCGGCGCTGCCGCTCCGCTCTGCCTCGTCCAGCAGCAACTCGTCAGTTGCGACCCCGAGCACGCGGGCAAGGACTGCGATCTTGTCCCCTGGTGGTGGCCGTTCGCCTTTCTCATAGCCTTTGTATGCAGACTCAGACATGCCCGCAGCTTCCCACACCTGCTGCTGCGTCAGTCCTGCTGCAGCCCGCGCACGCTTTATGTTCTCGCCGATTGTCATGGAGTCGCCGCTGTGTGGTTCTTCGTTGCCGAGCATCATCACTCCTGTATGTTTGACCAGCGTCAATATATGACACCGCAGGGTGTCACATTGTGCTTGACGCTAGGGTGTACGATCTTATACCTTCGCGGTCAGGTTATTGACCTTGACGGGGAATGGAATGTTCATCGATTGGCTTACGATCTCACAGGAGCACACGCACGATCTCCCGGTCGTGTGCGATGTGATGACGATCACAATCGATACGAACACCAATGAAGTGCTTTCCACCCGCCAGCCTCGCTTCAAGCATGAGGCCAGCTATTCCACCTCGGTCACGATCCATGTTCAGGGTCGGAAAATACGAGTTGAAGGCAACCCGAGCCGGGTGGGGCGCCTGGACAACCTGTTCGGCTTCTCGACCATCGACCAGTGCGTTTCTGTCTACAACCAGCTCTTGGCTGAGTACGGCCTGCCGGGCTTCACTCGCTGCACTCGTGTTGACCTTCGGGACGGCGCTTCCGGCTCCAAGTCCGGTGACCGTGTTGCAGACGGCGCCAAGATCGAGCGTATCGACCTGACCACGAACGTATCGGTAGGAGAGGGCAACGTGCTGGCCTACCTGCGCGGCGTGTCCTCCCAGCGCATCGGTCACAGTATCGGCTTCCTGTACCCCAACGGTCGCACCGTCGCGTGGACCCCGAAGGGCAACGGCAAAGGCGGGCGCCTCCAGTATCGCAAGGCATATGACAAGGCTTTCGAGCTGGACGAGAACCTGCTTCCCAAGATCAAGCGCCTCTATGGCGATGAATCCCCCGAGTTCCTGTATGTGCAGCGCGTCCGTGACTACTGCGCACTTCATGGCGTGGTTCGGATGGAGCAGGAGCTTAAGAACGAATTTCTACAGCGTGAATGCTTGGCCTATTGGGGCCTCTTTGACGAACGGCGTTTTGCCGAACTCCACGACGAGTTTTTGAGAATTGACGAGCGACTGAAGGTGACCGCCATGGACATCGTTTCCATATCCGAACAGCTCTTGGCTGAGCAGATCGTAGACACCACCCGTGCAGCAAACACTACCGCTATGTATGCGATCCAGTGGATGCACGGCCAGCAGTTCGACTTCGAAAAGTCTGCCGTGAAGACCCACGCCGCCCGCCTTAACCGCATCGGCATCAACATCCGCAACGCCTGCGACACCAGCCGCTTCGCGCCCGTCTTCGTGCGCCAGGCCCGCGAAATCACCAAGTCCACCGTGTTGGCAATCCCGAGCTGGTACCAGCGCCCGAACCATCTGGCGGTGGCCGCATGAAGCCCCGTGCCTTGGTAGCTTGCGAATATTCCGGCCGTGTTCGTGATGCTCTAACCCGTGTTGGTTTTCACGCCGTTAGCTGTGACCTTCTGCCATCTGAGACAGAGGGTCATCACATTCAGGGTGATGTTTTCGATGTGATCGACCTTGGCTGGGATTTGCTTATTGCTCACCCGCCTTGCACCGATCTCGCCACCTCTGGTGCTCGTTGGTTTCCTGAAAAGATCGCTGATGGTCGTCAGGCTCGCGCTCTTGATTTCGTTCGCAATCTCTTGGCCTCGCCGATTCCGTTCAAGGCGCTCGAGAACCCGAAATCTGTTATTTCCACTCACATCCGCAAGCCTGATCAGATCATCCAGCCGTGGCAGTTCGGACATGGTGAGGTCAAGGCAACTTGCTGGTGGCTTCAGAATCTTCCGCCTCTCGTACCTACTCAGATCGTTGATGGCCGTTCGCCTGTTGTTCATCACATGGCACCCGGTCCCGATCGCTGGAAAAACCGGTCGCGTACTTACCAGGGTGTTGCTGATGCCATTGCCCAGCAATGGGGCCTTTACGTCATTCAGGCTCTGGCCGGTGGTCCTTTGTTGCCTTCGCAGCTCTCCCTGGAGCTGACTGCATGATGGCCGCGACCCTCTCCCTCCTGGCCACCCTCGCGGGCGGTGTCATCGCGCTCTACTTCGTGCGCCTGGAGTGTCGTCCATGACTCGCACCGTCAGCTTCCAAGGCACCCAACTCACCAGCGGCCAGCGCCGCCGCCTTCAAGAGCAACAGCAGGCCCGGGCCTTCGTTAACCCGGTCCTGCAACAGCAAGTAAACGAAACCCTGGCAGCGCTCGAAGCTCGCCAGTCCCAGGGCATCAAGCCCGAACGCCAAAGGTTCTTGGAACGCCAAGAGCGTGGCACTCCCTGCGTTGCCGACTTGTTCGGCTTTTAAGAGGCAATACACATGGCTATGACTATCAAGATCGAAACCACCGGCAACTTTCGTACCGGTACCGCTGCCAAGTCCGGCAAGCCCTACTGGATGGCCGAAGCCTTCGCGCACCTGCCGGGCGTCCCGTACCCGCAGAAGTTCAGCTACTACGCCGCCTCCCAGCAGGAAGTGCTGCCGGTCGGTCACTACGAGTGCGACGTCAGCTGCTCGATCAAGGATGACCGTATCCACTTCGAGGTTGACCCGCGCCAAGCGCGCCGCATCGCCAACCCGGCGCCTGCTGCCGTCGCGCCTGCCAAGGTTGCCGGCTAATGAGTTCGGGCGTCCTTCGCTGCGACGGCGATGTGGCCATTGCTACGGATGGCGCCCCCCTGTGTTCCGGTACCTGGACGCTCGTTCCGGTGCCTGAGCCGTTCAGCCTTGAAATGCTCGACCCCGCCATGCTTGGCGCTGCGTTCACGGCTGGATTCGTAATCGTGGGTACCTGCTGGTTTGTCGGCAGAGCCGCCCGCGGCCTTCTTTCTGTCATTCGCTGAGGTAATACAACATGGATGCAATCATTTCCGCTGTTTCCGTAACCGACGTAGTTGCTGGTGTTCTGGCTATCTGCGGTGTTATCGCCCTGGTCAAAGTTGCGGCCATGGGCGGTCGCAAACTGCTCGCCATGATCCGCTAAGGGTTACTGCATCGGGCGTACAACGAAGGGGCCGCGCGCCCCTTCTTTGTTTTCAGGGAGGCGATATGGATCAGGTTTGGTATTTAACGATGTTCGTACTTGGCAGCCTATGCGCTTCGTTAGCATTTTGGGGGTCGTAATATGAGCATTCGGAAATTACTCATATTGTCAGTTTTTTGCCTTTTTTCATCTGTTGCTTTTGCGCAGGATTTTTATTGGGTTACTACGCCGCGTGATACTGGACCTCACGAATCTGCTATCGCTGCATGTATTGCTTATTCCAATCAGAATCTTGGCGGTGATATTAAGCATGGAGTAGCGACCCTTAGTTATTGGAATGCAACAACGTTTAAATGTAATTTTGTCAGGACTGACGGCACACCTTGGACAAGTACTCAGAACCGATATGCTCAACGGTATGGTTCAGCATGTCCTTCTGGCGCAACGTACAATGAGAGTACCGGCGCGTGTGATGCTCCGGCGGGTCAGGCGGGCGAGGAGTGCGAAGGGCCCGAATTTATGGGTATGCCGTCGCTATATAACAGTCAGGGCGTTTGTGTTACTTGGGACAAGGCCGATAAGCCTGCGCTGTGTAAGTCGCTTGCAAAGTCGGGCACCTCTTTCACCGATCTCTATGTAGCGTTTGACGGCGACGGCAACCCCGAAAAACCTCAGGCTGAAAAGTTTGGTTGTGAGGTCAGCGTAGTTGATGTGGCCCAATGCAAGATTCCTGTTCCTAAGTGCGGCTCTGGTATTTGTATCGAGCATATGGTTACTAAGTGTCGCGTTGGCGTCACATTTACCGGTAATGTCGCCGGAGATGGCAATGGCAATGGATATCCGGTTTCCGGTGGCGCTGGTGAGGAGGGCGTATGCCCAGAAGGCGTCGATTGCACGCCAAAGCCAGAGCCGGTCGTGGAAGATTCCAAGCCTTGCAATTACATGTACAACGGCCAGGTGGTTTCGTGCGAGTCCAGCGAGTTCAAGGGCGATCCCGGCGAGATGAACTGCGGCCGGGTGAACAATGGCCAATACACCTGTACGAAGAGGGTTCCGCAGTCAAACGGGATTGATATTAAAACGAAGATCACCACCGAGCCGACCGCAGACGGTGGCACCAAAACCACCAAGGAAGACCAGCACACTAAGACGGTCTGTTCCGCTCCGGGCAGCTGCACTACGCAGGTCACCAATAACAAAACCGTAATCGTCAAGGATTCCAGCGGTAAAACCGTGAGCGAAACCGGCGAGTGCACCGGCGCTCTCTGCGACGGAAAGGGCAACGGAAAAAAACCGAGCAAGGGCGGTAACTGTCAGCCGGGCGAGGAGTGCGGTACCGAGGAGGAGGGCGGCTCGTTCTCTGGTCCTGAAAATGGTGAGGTTCCCGGTTTCGGTGAGTCGCTCCAGTCGTTCAAGGACAAGGTTGCAGGCGCGCCGATCATCGCTGGCATCAGTGCGATCCAGATGCCCGCTGGTGGCAGCTGCAACATGTCGTCAGCCTCGACCATGATCGGCACGATCTCCGGCGACACCGTATGCGAGAACAGTGGCTGGCTTGATCCGCTGTACTACGTGTTTCTTGCCATGGGCGCGCTGAATGCCGTCCGTATCCTGATGAGCGCATAAGGGGGCTTTATGGGTGATCTTCTGTCTGACTTTGCCGGCTGGCTCAAGGACGTTTTGCTGTGGGTGCCTCGCAAGCTGTGGGCCGAGCTGCTGGACGGTCTTGCGTCGTTGCTCACTGCGATCCCTACGCCTGATTTCGTCATCCAGGCGCAGAACGCTTTCGGCGACATCCCGGCCAATGTCGTTTTTTTTGCCACCAAATTCGCGGTGCCCGAGGGTATCGCGATGGCGCTCGCGGCCTACGGGATTCGGTTCCTGATCCGCCGCATTCCCATCATCGGGTGACCTATGGCTATCGACGCATACACCGGGTTACCCCGATCCGGCAAAAGCTACTCAGTCGTCAAGAACGTGATCCTGCCGTCTCTCCGCGAGGGGCGGCACATCTACACGAACATCCCGCTGACCGACGCGCTCAAGGACGAGTTTGCCGGTCAGGTCCACCAGCTGGCGGCGGACTGGTTCAAGGACCCTGACCTGTGCGATAGCTTTCCGCCCGGCGCTGTTGTGATTCTCGACGAACTCTGGCGCCGCTGGCCGTCCGGCATGAAAACCAACATGGTCAACTTCAAGGACAAGGAATTCCTCGCCGAGCATGGCCACAACGTCGACGAGTTCGGGAACACGACGCGGGTTGTTCTGGTGTCGCAGGACCTGTCGCAGATTGCTGCCTTCGCGCGTGAGCTGGTTTCGGTAACGTACCGTTCGACCAAGCTGGATGCCGTCGGCGCAGACAAGCGATTCCGCGTCGATATCTACCAGGGCGCTGTTACTGGCCAGAAGCCACCGAAAAGCCAGTTCGTGCGGTCTGTATTCGACAAGTACGAGGAGCAGTATTACGTCTACTACAAGTCGAGTACTAAGAGCCTGACGGGCGAGGTTGGCAATGAGAGCAGGGCGGACAAGCGTTCCAACATCTGGCGGTCGCCCTGGTTGATCGCCAGCTTTGTAGTGCCGGTGATCGCTGTGCCGTTCCTGCTCTGGTACATCTACACGCTGTTTTTCGGCGGCATGGGCTTGATTGACGAGGAGGAGACGGTTCCGGTTGCGCAGCAATCCGCACTGGTGAACCCGCTGCCGCCTGAGCTTGCGCCTGTCCAGACCGTTACGGTTCCGTCTCAGCCGCCTGCCGTGCCTCAGCGGCCGGCTGAGTCGCCGATCTGGCGTGTCGCCGGCTACATCGAGCGATCTGCCGACCAGTCGCGTTCGGCGGATTGGTCGTCTCGCGTCGGCTACAACGGATCGGAAGCGCAACCTGTACGCGACCGCGTGATGCCTGATGTCGTCATGCTTTCGTCAGAGTTCCAGGGCAAGCGTTACATTCCGGCCAGCGAATGCAATCGTGCCGCCGATGGCATTACGTGGACCTGCGACGTGGATGGCTTTACCGTCACGCCCTGGTCAGGTCGCGGGTCATCCTCCCAGTGGGCAAACGGTTCCGAGCTTGTAGGGCGGACCGCTGCCGCAGCGAGCGGAGCGACCGAAGGCACCGGGCCAGCCCGCACCGTCAACCCTCCGCCAATCTGATGAATGCCTTACCGACCGCGCCGGGCTCGACGCAGAAACATAACGGGCCGCTATTCCATGGAAGGCATAGGCGCTTCGCATAATCTATATTATGTTAAATTGGATATGAGTTGCGTCTGCCAGCTCTGTATCCTCGGCTTGCTTTCTCCACTCTCATGATTGCTACACCCTCACTTCTCTCTCGTTCTTCACTAACTGCGAGGCGGTCCTGCGTTCCATATTCAGCGATGCGTCGAGCAGCCTGCCGTCGCGCAGCTAGACTCGCAGACAGCTGCCCCTTGTTTCGCGCCGACGGCGCCCAAGGGGCCTACCGTGCCGAACAATCCTGAGGGACAGATGAGCGGTCAGCACGAGGTCATCGGCTTTCTTTCCCGCGCTGACAGCTACGGCTGCCCGGGCAGTACGGTCGAGCGTATCGAGACCCATGGCTCGCTGATCTTTCTGTGTGGCGAACGCGTCTACAAGCTCAAGCGCGAGATCGCCTATGCGTCGCTGGATTTCCTCACGCTGGAAAAGCGCGAGCGCGCCTGCCACGCCGAGCTGCGGCTGAACCGGCGCACGGCACCTGGCCTTTACCTCAGGGTGAGCGCGATCACCCGGGATCGCGCTGGCGTGCTGGCCTTCGACGCGGACGGCGAGGTGCTGGATTGGGTCGTGGTGATGCGGCGCTTTCCGCAGTCCGCATTGTTCGATCGCATGGCCATGGCCGGCGAGCTGACGCCCTCGCTGATGCAGACCTTGGGCGTCGAGGTCGCTCGTTTTCATGCCGGTGCCGAGCGAACGCCGGCCTTTGGTGGCAGCGCTGGCATACGCCGATCCATCGAGACCAATCATCAGGAGCTGCGCCGCCAGTGCGCATTGCTCGATGGAAATGCGGTGCAGGCGCTCTACCGGGACCAGTTGGCCCTGCTCGATCAGCTGTCGACAGAGCTGGACCGGCGGCGCCGCGATGGATGCGTGCGGCGCTGCCATGGCGATATGCGATTGGCGAACATCTGCCTGTTCGAAGGGCGGCCTACCCTGTTCGACGGCATCGAGTTCAGCGACGAGATTGCCTGTATCGATGTCCTGCATGACCTCGCCTTCGTGCTGATGGACCTGCAGCACCACCAGTTGGCTGATCTGGCGCCGGCTGTTTTGCGAGCCTATCTGGACGAGAGTGGCGAGGCCGAGGAGTGTGCACCGTTGCCACTGTTCCTATCGGTTCGCGCGGCGACTCGCAGCTTCGCCCTGGCCGGCAGCGCCCAGCGCCAGGCCACAGGCGAAGCTGCCCAGGCCAAGGCTGAACAGGCACGTGCGTTGCTGCGACAGTCACGCCTCTATCTGCTCGATCACCAAGCACTGGGCCTGGGCTACCCGCAGCTCGCG